ATGATTTCAATGATTCAGTTCTTATTGAAAATGAATACAACAATGAAAACATTTTTAATTTTATATTTGAAGATATTTATGAACATATTTCAGAAGAATTTGTATTGACTATTTTTTATGAAATTTTATTTGATATTGAAACTTATAATAAATCTAATAATATGATTTTAAATAATAATGTAATTGAGGATTTTATATTAAATCAATTTTGTAGTATATTAGATAATTATATACTTGATCTTATTAGTTATGTTTATCAAGCTCATATATTTAAAAATAAAATAGAAAAAGATGCTTTTAAATTCAAACACATTGAAAAAGATTTGAATATATTACTAGACAAATCAGTAGACACCTTGAATAATGATGATTATGTTTATCTTTACAACATACAAAACGAAATTTCAGGTTCTAATTATTTCAAAACAAAATTAATTTTAACAAAATATATGCCTAAATATGAAGATTATACTTTAAATGTTTTATTAAGTAAAACAGATATAGATAATATTAAAACAGAAGATGAAATTAATAGAGAAAAATTGATTTTCAAAAATCAAGAACAATTTGATATTATTATAGATGATATTTTACTCAAAGATCAAATTTCATTGATTGAATATGAGTTTTTATTATTTCATCATGAACAATTAAAAGGTTCGACTTATTTCAAAGCCATTATTAAAATGAAAAACTTTATGAAAATGAAAGGTGGTTCTAATTGGGCAGATCAATATGATAGTTCTGATGACGAAACTTTAAGTCAGTATGATTCTGATATTGAAGAAACAGCTGATTTAGAACCTGTAATAGATGAACTTTATTTAGGTCATAATTGTTGTGTTTGTACTGATGATATAAACGATTTTGCTACTATGTATTATTCAATGATGCAGTTTGAGAAAATAAAGCCTAAATGTGATTGTCTTATTAATATATTTTCTGCAGCTGCTAAAATGATGAATCATTTAAAGACTTTTGAATATTTCGATAATATACATTTGCAAATTATAGATAGATTTTTTAAATTTAGACATGATATATTTGGTTATATTATTAGTACAGAATGTTATAAACAAGATAAACAATTCAACACTGATATGAAATTTAGTGAGATAGGTATAGATTCAGCCAAAACACCAGATTTAATTTTTATAAATAATAACACATATAACATAGTTGAATATACTGTTGTAAATGATATTGCTAAAGCAAGATTCAGTAAAGGTTACGATGAGGATACTTCAAAATATACAAAAGAAATAACTATGATGAAATCTAAAAACATGAATGTTGCTTATCAACCTGTTTTTTATGTAACAACTGATTCAGTAGATGAAAACATAGATAGATTAAAAACAACTAATAAATTAGAAAATCTTGAATCATGTAGAATTGTCTTAGGTCAATGGCATAGAATACTTAATACAGTTGATAGTAGCTTATTATCATTAACTATGCAAGATGATTTGATGAGAGAATTTGATTACAAGCACGAATTTGAACACAATTTTGAAACATGGAAATTTGACTATGTTGTTTTAAATAAAGTGTCATTTTATCAATTATGTCATGCTTTAATAAATTTACAACCTGGGAAATATTATGATATTTCTAATAGAGGTAAACTTTGTTTTTTTAATCAGAAAACTAATGGTGTTTTAGGAAGCAAAATATTACAAGATGCTTGCATATCAAATGGTTGGGCTATTTATAATAATTTTCACAAAAAATCTATATTGAAAGGTAATGACAAATTCTTAATTTGTGTTCCTATACAAAATCCTTTAAATGAGAAAATTATAACCCATTCTGAAATAGTAAAAATTCCTATTGAACAAATTAAATTTAAAAAATTTTTAAAATCTAGAGGCAACCCTTTACAAAAAGATATGATACCATCAAAATACTATGATAATTTTATTTCATCAATTTTAAAGAATAAACAAAAAGTTCCTAGTCTTACTACTAAAGTCACACAAGATAATATTGAAAAAGCTGTTAATAAATTAAAACAAACTTTATTTGAAGAAAATATTTTTGCACAAAAACTTATACCTAGGAAAATATTGGATCCTAGAAGAAGTTTTGTCATATTACCTGAAATAAACAATATACAAGATATAGATTATAAAAGCATTTATACTAGATCACCTTCATTGAGTTCTAGCATAAAAAAAATAGATTCAAAAGCACTTAATATGGATTATAAAGTTACAGAATTACAACCTGAAACAGATTTTTTAAAAGAAAATTGTTATAAATTATTAAGAGAAGTAAATAAAAAATATTTCTATGAAATGAAAAAAATCAATAACGGCAAAATAACTAAATATGATAAACTGATAGCTAATAAAACTTTAGATTGTACTGAACTCATTAAAATTAAAATTGAATTAGATGAGGCTAGAAAGAATTATCATAATTCTTACAAAAAAAATGTACGTAAATTTTTAAAAATAAATGGTGATATAAAAAATGATATAGAAATAGAAAGATCATGGGAAAAAAGTGCAGGTTATAAAGGTTTAGGTTCTATAGACATTTCTGATTGTACAAAATTAGAGGATTTGATTGAGAATTCTTGGTTATCTGTAAAACCTCTACATTTTAAATTGCAATTGCCTAAAAATATAGATGATAGTGAATTTTTTATTAAATTGAAACAAATTTCTTTAGATGAATTAAATTTAGCCTATGATGAAGTTAAAAATTCAAAATTATTCAATACTTGTGTCATGTTATCAAGGTTAGCTTATTCTTTGATAGCCATTTCTAATTATACACACAATTCTGATCAGATTTACATTGATACATTAGGTTTATCTAATGTAAAACTTTATGTACAAGGAGGGAAAAAAATATTTCAAACACAAAAATCAAAAGTATTTAAACTGATATACCCTTGTACTGATTATGCATCTATATGGAATACACAGAAAAGAATTTTTGTGGATTCAGGTATAACATATGAAGAAACTCCTTGGATGACACTACAACAGGATGTTTTAACTGATTATTTATCTGCACCTCATAAGATGTTAGCTTCATACACAACAATAAGAGAAACACATGATGATGTTGAAACTAGAGAGATAATAACTATGTCTGTTCTGTTAATGTTACATAACAGACGTAAGACTGAAGAAATTATGCATAATTTAAGGTATATAATGGTTAATGCAATGGCTATTTTTACTAAATTAGATGAAATATTACCTACTTTTGGTACTTTTAATTATAGTATGTTTGATGCTGTAATCAAAACTAGGATAGCAGATAGATATATATCCTATTATAATACTATTTCAGATTGGTCAAATCAAAATTGTACTGATAAGAATTCATTTGAGAATATATTAGTTACACATCCGATAATTGATAGGAATTTAAACAGTATAGAAGATTTTGTTTTTACAGTATATGGTACTTTTATGATGACAAAATCACCTGTAGATCCTGTTAATGAACAGATAATAAACCTTGAAAGTGTTATGAAGGATCTTCATACATTTGTAGATGCTGGGTTTTTAAGAAGCCACAATTATGATTCTTTTAAAGATGATACATTGTTTACAGATGATTTAGGGTATGATATGAATGTTTCCTATTTAGCTGGTAAAACAGCAGCTGCAGTTTTAAAAGATAAAGGTGCTATTAATCAATTGCATTCAAAATGGAGTAGTCTTTTGAACGAACCTATTGATAATATGGCCAATAACAGAGGCTTAAGAGGAGAAAGAAAAAAAGATTCATTTTTTTCCAAAAAAGGTTATTTTATAGTATATAAAAAAATACTAGATACTAATTTATATGACCAAGTCTTAACTATTCTTAGATCTGATATGACATATCAAAAAATCTATGAACATCTGAAAAAAATAAATTATACTTTTCTAAAAGCTCAAGATGATGATAAATTGCAACAAGTTGTTTTTCATATAGTTAACAAAAAACAAAGAGGTGGTGCTAGAGAAATTTATTGTATGGATTATACAACAAAATTGCATCAATTCAGCCTTGAAAAGTATTTTGCATTTTTATGTAGTTTTTTTGACAATGAAATAATAACAATACCTTCAAATAGACGTGCTAATGACGTACATTCAACTTTATTTGAAATGAATCAAAAAGATTCAGATGTTATTTTTTTAACATTAGATTGTAAGAGATGGGGACCTAAATGCAATTTTGATAAATATATATATTTTCTAGAAGGTATGAAAAATATATTACCAAGTGATCTTATAAAAACAATGAAAGATTTTGCTTATAAATATAGATCTAAAAGAGTTTATACAAGAGCACAAATAGCTTCAGGTTTAATTAAAAATGAAACAACTAAAGACTTAATGAAACATTTACATTTTGTTAAATTTATTGAAACAGGTGAATTAGAAATAGAACATGATGAAATAAATAAGTATGATAAAGAACAATTTAAAGATAATGTGGATGCTGCTTATTTTGATTTTCCTTATAGTTTCATGATGGGTATATTTAATTTATTATCTTCTCTTATGCATGCAGTTGCGCAAATTTTAGCAACCAACATAATGGAAGAGTTAGCTGCATATATAGGAATTAATGTTACAATTATTTTAAAAGCTCATTCAGATGATAGTGGTGGTAAAATAATAATACCTTACGGCAATCTAGATATTTTAAAAAGTTTACTTGATACGTATTCATATATTCACAAATGTTTAAATCATATGATGTCAAGCAAAAAATGTTCTATATCGAAGACATATTTTGAACTGATATCTATATTGTACATTTCTAAAACTTTGTTGCCACTTTTACCAAAATTTGTGCAAAATTTATCTATAAATTTTAGTGGTAAAGGATTGTCTGTTGATATGAAAAATGTTGTTTCAAAATCTATTGATATGATGTCTAATGGTGCAACTATTTCACAAGCATATAAAGTACAAATAATAAATGCAAATTTGTATTTAAATTTTTATGGTATACAAAATCAAGATTTAACTAGTACTATGGGCTCTATACCAAATTGCCTTCCACATGTGTATATGGCTTATGGTTCAGGTTCAGATGATGTAAGAATCTTAAAATATAATAACGAGAAATTCGAAAGATTATATACTACATACAAATATTTAGAATGTGATATTTCTGATGGCATGCCTAGTATAATATTTGATTTCGGAACAAGGAAACCTAGATATTTTAACACATTTGACAACATAAATAATGAAGTTTTTGAAGATTCTGAATGGTTTTTTAAAAATAATAAGACAAAACATAGTATTATGAATTTATCATGGTTTAAGGCAATGTTAGGTAGTTTTGATTTTAATACATCATTATTAAATATTAATGAATTGAAAAGATGTCTCGATACAATAAATTTTGCTAGATTAAAATGCATAAGAACCAAAAATTATGAAAAAATTACTTTGATTCAGTTGTATGCATTGTTTATAACATTGGAGGTAGATCCTTGTTATAAAGAAAAAAACATTATAAAATTACAATATGCAGGTTTATTAAATTTATATGAATTTCTTGATCAGATGCCACAATATGAATTTATAAAGAGATATCAGCATAATACTTTAAAACCTTGTCAATTAAATATAACTAAATATACCAATTTGCCTATACCTGCATGTAACAGCTTGATTGCTGCAACACAAATTGCAAGACCAGAATTGTTAAAGTATTTGTTTGTTAATAAATCATTTGGGACAGAATTTGAAATGTTTAAAAATTTCTTATTAGAAAATAACATACCTTTAGAAATAAAAACTATAAAAAATTTTTTAGATTTTGCTAAAAAAGGTTTTGGTAAAGTAAATTATTTTTATGGTCTTATGCCTTCAGATGACAGAGTAGTCTTTGATGAAGAAGGTACACATAAATTTTTGTTAAATAATTTTAAAAAAGATATTTCTATAAAAATGAATACTATATCATTACGTTCAACACCAGATCAATTCAATACAAAAATGAATTGGTTAGTAGATATAAAATATAAACATGCTATTTATTCTTATTTGTTAGCTGATGCTGCTAGAAAAAGAGATGTGGAACAATTATTAGCTGCTAGATCTAAAGTGTTACCCGTGCTTTTAAGTGAATTGAATAAAAATTTACTTTATAAAAGTGAATACAGTTTTTTGTTTAATTTCATCAAACTGAACCAAGGTGAAGTTGTTATGGACAATTTAGATAATTATGTTATATGGTTGCACAAACAAATACGAGTAGGTAATTCATGGACAGGCAAAGGTGAA